TTAATCCAGTACTGAAAAACGAACCGCCTGCTCCCTGCAATGAATAATTAACAGAACTCCAAGCACTCGGTGTAAATTTTAAGCCGAGGTTGCCCCCAGTCGAAAGCCACAACAGGTCCGTACTGGATGTCCGGTTGTTTATCACCAATGCGTCTGAGGCACCGCTATCAATCCGGAACGCATAGTTTCTTGTGGCCGTGCTGACGCCCAGCGCGTACGTGCTGGTTTGTTGAATGTCTACTTGTGTGAGTGAGGGTGTCTTGCCGACCCCGAGGAGGCCAGAGGCATCAATAGCTAGCCGCTCATTCCACGACCCCGCGCCGTAGTTCCAAACGCCGAACCGACCCTGCGTAGCTTGCAGGGCAACTGTGTTATTGGTCGTGCCGTCGCCAAAAGTGATATTCGGCCCCGTCTGAATCGTTGTGCCAGATGAAGACCGCGTAATCTGAATATCCGCAACCGTGTTTGCAGAACTGTTCCCGCCAGCCGTAACGCGCGCATTAGGAGAAGCTGTACCTACACCGAGGTTGCCCGCTGCAGTAAGCGTCATCGCAGTGGTAAAGCTGAATGATGCTCCTGCCGTACCCGACGCTGCAACTGACCACGTATGCACACCCGAACCTTGCTGATATTGCGAAGCCGCGTTACTGGTCTTGTAGATGTAGTTGGTGCCGTTGTTGTAGGCGTTCGACGTTAGGAATAGGCTGGTAGGGCTAACAGACCACACGGCCCCCGCAGGCAGTTCATAGGATTTATAGCTGGCACTCCAAGCACTTGGGGCAGTGCCAAGGCTAAGATTCGCTCCGTCAAATGCCAGCGCCGCGCCCGTAGTAACGACTTTGCTGCCATTGAGGTAGGGAACAGTGTTCGCCGTTCCGCCAACAAGCGTTAAGGAGCCGTTCAAAGAGAGAGAATCAAGAGAAGTAAGGCCCCCCACAACGTCAGTACCGTTGCAATAAACGACGGCGCGTTGACCGTTCGGAACAGAAATGCCCGTACCCGCCAAAGTCTTGAAAGTGATCGCATAGCCGCCCGTCGTATTGTTTGTAACAAAATACAACTTAGAGACTGCAGGGCAGATGACATTTCGTGCCGCAGATAGCGTTCCCGTCAGCGTAACAAACATGTTACGGGCTTGGTCCGTTGAACCGTTAGCAACTGACAAAGTGTAGTCGGCGTCAATCATGGCGACCGCCGCTGTTCCTGCAATAGCCGCCTCCGCAAGCGACGTTACACCCGCGTTGACAGTGGTGCCCCACGTACCAGCAAGCTCTCCATTAGCGGGCAGTGTAAGACGAAGCGACGTGGTGTAAGTGCTAGGCATCGCGCCTCCTTATGTAGTTACAGGCGTCCAAACAACGCTAGACGGCGTTGATACAGTTTGCCAATTTGGTATCTGCGTTGTGTTAATAAGCGTCCACATGTCGCCCCCTACGCAAAACGAATCAGTGCTGTACTCGCGGTATTTGCAGGCATTGCCACCGTGAACGTATTGGTAGCCGTCTTGTCAGTTCCAAAATCGAGGACGGCAATCGCACGATCCCCTTTGCTGGAGTTGTAGATCAACCCGCCGCGTGCCGTGAAGCTAGCCCCTGGCCATACCGCATCACTAAAGTCTAGATAGACCGTCGTGCCGTCCGTACTCAGAACCGCACTTGTCAGCGTGACGCCCCCGCCAGCATAGCCAGGGCCAGAAGCCTCATTGGTAGTCGTATACACCGTTGTGTCGGCGTTAAGCGTAGCAGCGCCAGTGTACAGAGCGAGCTTGAGGACATCGTTCTCCAAGTCATGGATAGCCTGCCAGCTCTCTTTCTTAAAGCTCGTAACCAGTGTCTGTACAAGTGGCATGTCAATTTACCGGCTGTCGATACTGTCCAGAACGATACGCATCTTGTCGATCCATACCGTCACCCAAACGCTTGGCCATTGCCAACGCTTCTTTGTACTTAGCATCGTACAGCGCAATGAGGTCGGGCTCGCCCTTTAAGAACGTGTAAGCCTCTACCAGCGAACCGTACAGCAGTACCGTATCGAAGTTGTCCCCGAGCCATGTGGTCGAGGCAGTAACAATCGACTCCGGATAGAAGTAGTAGTGCAGCTCCACTGCATATGCGGCACTCGGAGTGGGGCCAACAATAAAGGTCAGCTCAGACGGCGCTGCAGACTGCGGGCCAAAAATGGCGTAGTGCTTAGGCAACCCCGTCCCGGCAATAGTGGGGTACGCCTCACGGATAAAGTTTACGTCCTTGTTCAACAGGTAGCTATAAACACCCGTGCCGTCTATGACGGCAAGCGAATACGGCGCTAGAAAATCGCTAGGTGTAGCAAGGTACTCATTGCCGGAGGTAAGCGTCCCCGTCACATTCTTTCGCAGCGAGGGGAACTGCACCGAGTTGTAAATGCGCTGCTCGGCTTGCTTAACAAACGTAGGAATGTTCGCTACGAAATCCGTCTCGTAGTTCTGAAGATAGCTGCTAATCGAAGCAGATAACGTAGCGTAGTTCATTTAGTTCAACCCATTGGGCCGCGTGCCATTTTGCCTTTGGTTGCTGCACCGCAACCACGAGTCAGCACTCCACCAGTCTTTGTAGGGGCATAGTCGCCACTACGCATGTTACCGATGCTGAGTTCGGTTTTGCGCAGCGCCTCTTTAGGCGTCGGCTCTTTCAGCAGTGCCGGGATAGAATTTTTAGGCACTTTGTACGTAGCCATATCAGCCTCCGCGTTTTTGGGCAGCGACTTTTGCCAAGCCGCGACCCATTTTCAACATGTCAGCGTTGGTCTTTCCACAAGACCCGCCCATTTTAACACCGCCGTTTTGGGGTGCCATTTTGTCGCCAGACTTGGCAACGGGTTGCTTTGTGCCTGCCATAGTAGGCTCCTTCACGTAGTGATTACTGAAACTGTACCAACAAATCCCTGTCCAACCAAGGAATTGGGCGTATTACCGGAAATAACGCTGTTACCGCCCCCAACAGGTGCCCACCCCCATTGGAAAGTGCGACTACCTTCTCCAGGCAAGCCGTTAACCAATGTCCCCGATGTGTAATAGCTGCGGTCAGGTCTTGGGCTCCGAACGCCCTGCGGATCATCGACAGGGAACATGCCAAGAGTCAACTGCGGTTGATCTGGCTCCCAACAGGACGGGCATACAAGAATGTCAATGTTTTTTGTCTTGATGACAAGCTGGCGCAAGGACTTCAGCTTAAACCGAAATCCGCATCGGTCGCACTCTGCGATGCTGTTCTTGCCGGATGAAAAACGATTGCCCACACATCACCCGATAAACTGTTGACGCGGCACAAACCGCACTGACGCTTTTTCTCGGTCTTCAGAACTTGCCAAGTCCCACGCTTCGTCGTATTGCGCCTTGAGGATAGGAAGTCTTGCTTCACCGCCAGGAACCTTAAGCGCCAGATAGTAGGCAAGCCCCGCCACCATCGCCGGTACAAACCGGAAGGGGACATCCATCGTATTTACGCCGTTACCCGCATCCTGTATGCGTCGCAGTCGCCAGTACACAAGTGTGTAGGTTTGACTGCTATCTGGGATCGGCCATACGGTGAACGTCGGCGTTGGAGCTTGCCTATTGATGTAGACCTGAATAGGCCGCGCCTGCTGAAGTTTGTTGGGAATCGTAGCGTATGTCGATACGCTGATACGTGTGATGGTCAGGTCTGCCTGAGTGGACGCCACGCCAGCCCCTGTACGAATGACGTGCTCAAGCAAGTCAACCGTATCGTTTGGCAAGTTATAAGTGGCAGTGCCGGGGGTCAGCACTTGAGAGCCTTGCTCCACCGTCCAAAGATTGATTCCCCTATTACTCCAATCCGCAAAAAGCAGATTCAAAGAGCGGCGGGCCGTCTTCAGGTCATACCCGCTGCGCAACTCGGAACCTACACGCTCGAAGGCTTCCTCAACCAATTCGGTCAAGTCAAGATTGAATGTTGTGGTTCCAGAAGTTGCCATAATTACCTCTTAGCAGTCTTTGCCGACTGCTTGAACGCCGCTGCTGTTGGAGCGCCGGGAGCCCCAGGCTTACGCATTTTCTCACCAGAGCCAGCAGCAATACGTTTGCGTTTGGCGTTAATGTTTGCGTAAAGCCCGGCCTCGCCACCCTTGGCGTACATATCGACCGTCTGCGGATCGTCCTTCCGCTTAACAGTCTTCGCTTTTGGCATTTTACTGGGCGCAATCGCGCCCATACCGCGCGAGGGCTTCATGGTTACTTGCAGCTACCGCCACCAGCCATTTTAACCTGCTTGGCCTTGGTTTTGCCTTTAGAGGCAATACCGTCAGCAGAGCGACGGAACCCGCCAACCGAGCCGCCAGCCGCATACTTCTTGGCAGGCTTCATTTCTTTAGCATCTTTACCCATGAAAGCGGGCATTTTTCCTTTGGTAGCCATAGTGCTTCCTTTCTGCGCTTTGTCTGCGCTGATGAACTCTTTTCCGACAGAACTGGGGACGCCCGCCTTTTTTGCGAAAGCCGGGGTATTTGCAACAGCCGCCATAAAGTTATGGCGCTTTTTAGATACAGAAGGCATGCTCAGTCCTCTTCCGGTTTCTCAACCGGCGGGCGCTTAAATATGCGCTGGACTGTATCGGTTTCCCAAATACGAATTCCGGTCCACACGATTGTAAAGATAGCAGCGATGGCGGGAAGCACGTTCACAATCGTCCCCACAACAGTTATAACAGAGAACGCATCGACTACGTTCTTCACGGTCTCATCATGACTTGAATTCATTTGCAATTCCATCGCTTAAGACTTGCGGCCTTCCTTGTGGGACGCCCTTTCTCATCTTTCATCGGACCTGGGGCTGCCCCCATACGGGCACAAAAAGACTTCCTTCGTGCCGCGTCTTTTTCGTTTTTAGGGTTAGGTGCGGGTGCCTTCAGGTTCGACCCTGTAGCAGCGTTGTACTTCGCACGGCCCTTGGCAGTCAACCCGGCCCCCTTGCTGACCGGAAGCTTTTCCCCACGACCTACAGCAAGTGATACCGGTTTTGACGCCATTATGCCCACCTTTTTAGCTTGTTTACACCTGTTCGATTACGCCGGGAGGCGCTACAAACACAATCTCAGAAGCATCCACCCCCGTGTCATCTGGAGATGCAAACACCCACTTGCCGTTGGCAATCTGCACAGGGATCGCCCACCTAGAAGTCACTGCTTCAGGCACAACAACGCCCGTTGCAGCATTGACACCAGGCTTTGCATATCCCATGCCGTCGCTGATCGCTTTTTCAGCAATTATTGCTTCGGCTTCCGTGTCAAATACTCGATATTTCATGGTTAAACCGTTGGGGGAGCGTCTTTGTACGGATGGCCCACTGGCAAATTGGCTTGTAGGCCCCATTTCCAAGCGAGGTAGCCTTCGAGTTTCTGCCTGTCAGTTGTTGAGATGGCCGTGTAAGTGACAACGACTTCGCCGATCAAGCCTGTAAAGGTGCCCAACGCCAAGCTATCGAGAACGATTGCATTGCCGGCAACAAAATTACGCATAATTGGGTCGGTGGGCGGAGTGGCTTGAAAGCCAAACGACCCATTGCGCCAATCAATTGCGTCTGTTGCTGTGCGCGTGCTCACACGAATTTGCGTTCCTGCGGGCAGTGGAACACCCGGATTGTTCGCGCCGTCATACCGGAAGCTGCCATCCGATGCGGGGGCAAACGACTTGCGAGCGTCGGTGCTAGTTGTAGTCGTAACCAGACCGGCCATACGCGAGTTGCTTGTCAGATCAACGGGGCTTCCTATTGTCGCAATGGTTGCCTCCGCGCCGGTGCTGGTGTCCGAATACAACAGCCACCTCGGGGCGGTTGTGATATTGAGCGCACCTTTGCCGTTGATGCCCGCCGCGTCATAAGGCGGTTGGTTAGCAGCGGTAGCTTGCACAACATGCCGACCATTGCCCGATTTGTCGTTCCACTGGCTAACCGTAGACCCGTTGAGCACAATCGTGCTCGCATCAGCAGCGTCGAGCCAGAGGGCCGTTGTGATCTGTGCGGGCGTCCAGTTTTGAGAACGGGCTCCAATCTGTCTAGGAAAACCAAACCCGAAGCCAAATGACATGTCAGTAAATCCCAACTAGAGATGTCGCCGTCGTGCTCGTTGCAAAAACCCGAATGGCTT